GCACCTACCGGCAACCTACCGGGCACCTACCGGCAACCTACCGGGCACCTACCGGGCACCTACCGACCGCCCCAAGTTGTCATACAGACTCGAAAACATTCAAAAAACACCAATTCAGTGATAGACAGACCGGAATTCCCACAGTAGAAAGGGGCGTCTTATGAATAAAACAACTATTATTGACATACAACACATGACGCCATGTCTCTGGCTTCTCCTTGCGCTCTTTATCCTGGTGCCTTTCGGTTACCTTGTGATCGCCATTAACCTGCAGCGCACCCGGGCCCGATACGAAAGGATGAAGCGGGAGGCCGAAAAGGCACGCCGCCAGCATCGCAATCGTCTTTAATCTTCAACCAAATTTATGATGAACCAAACAATAATTGACCAGATCACGGAAGAAGTAGGCGGCCCGGACGCGGTGTTAGCTGCCATTGAAACCGCGCTATTCGAAGGGGTCGACGAGGGCTATTGCATCTCATGCGCTTCTTTCTATGGTAACGTCGAACCGGACGCGCGCAAATTTTCGTGTCCATCGTGCAATAAAAAGGAAGTCTACTCATTGACTGAGATTTTTCTTTAACTCCCACCCGATTCCTCTCGATTCGTCGCGGGGAGTTGTCGGGAGTTAACGAACCGCTCCACTTATGTTATTATGAAAAAAACCACCACAGACAAGACACCAAGGGAAACCACCTTGATCGTGCACGAGATCGACAAGGTCTTTCCAAAAGCTGGAAAACAACCCTATGCCTTAGGATGTCACGCCATCGACATTGCCACAGGGGAACAAGTGAACGCTTTAATCAGCTTTGACTTTTCCGAATTGTTATTCGTCGTATCGACGGGGAAAACCTTGAACGAAACCTTGAACGCTGGAAAGGAGAGCACGAAATAATGAAACTCCTCAACAGTGGAAACGCCAAGACGATTAAAGGGGAAAAGCTAGGCTTTAAAACCTACGGCGTCCACCTTTCGCCTTTTAACAAATCCGGCTTCCAGGTTTGTAAATGGGCGTCGAAAGGCTGTGCAAGAGCTTGCTTGGATACTGCGGGGTGTGGTGTTATGTCGAATGTGCAACGGTCTCGTATCAACAAGACAAAGTTCCTTTTTGAGGATAGAAGCGGTTTCTTGGATCAACTCCGTGCGGAAATCCAAAGCGCCATTCGATCAAGCGAAAAGAAAGGCCTAGTGCCGTGTTTCCGCCTTAACCTCACATCGGATTTCCAATGGGAGGAAACTGGAATCTTCGAGGAATTCCCTGAGGTCCAGTTTTACGACTACACGAAGGGCAAAAATCGCATGATTGAATTCCTTTCGGGGAATCTCCCGCCAAACTATCATTTGACCTATTCCCGGAGCGAAAAGAAAGGCGACGATCTACACGCTGAAGCGTTCTTAGCTCACGGGGGGAATGTCGCAGTTGTTTTTCGTGGTAAGCTTCCCAAGACTTGGAACGGGTTCCCGGTCATCGATGGCGATGAAAGTGATTTGCGCTTTTTAGACGGCACGGGGAAAGTTGTTGGCTTAGTTGAGAAAGGCCTTGCCAAGAAAGACGAAACCGGATTTGTCGTGGAAGCATCATGAGCAAGATTGAGGAAATCATTTGGCTATTCTTCTCTTTAGTTTCCGCGTGGCTTGCGTGGTTATTATTCCGGGGAAGGTAACTAGCCACACCACACCGCAACACCGCCACAAAGCGCCCCTTGGATCACCTTGGGGCGCTTTTTTTTGTTAACCTGGACGCCGTCCTAGCGTTGAGGCGAAAAAACATCTTTACACGCTGAAAGTTCCCTGTTAATCGTTGGGCATGGCAAATATACAAGAGCTATTTGACGTGACCTTTGTGAATCGTTGGGCCGGAAAGGCTCGGGCGGAGGTCGAAAGTCGGAACATTAAATTCTGGCTTAAGAACCTTCCCAAAACCACGCGGGGCTTATCGTTGGGCGTAATTGACAAGGTGATCCTTGCGGAGGTGAAGAAGGGTAACAAACCCAGCACCATCAACTCCAAGCTGCAGACCTTGAAGACCGCCCTGGATTTCACAAGGGAGCGAGGGCTTCACACCGTTGGGTTCAAAGTTCCACGCCTAAAGCAACCATCGGACGCACGGATGTCGTTCTTTAGTGAGTCGGATCAAGAGGCCATCGAGTCACTCATTGACGACAAGGGTTTTCGGTTGTTCTTTCGTTGGTCCATTGAGACCGGTCTGCGTCCATCGGAATCGTTGGGCCTAAAGTCATCCATGATCCGCCGTGATCCAATCGTTGGGCCGGTGATTGATATCCTTCGGACAAAGAACGGGGAGCCCCGAACCATCCCGCTCACCCAGAAAGCTCTTGAGGCCCTCGAGACCGTTGGGGATTGGAGTCGTTACACCAGCTACCGGATCACCCGAGAGTGGGCAAGGTTGCGTCGAAAGGATCGGGAGGTGATGAAGGACTTTGTCTTTTATACGTGCCGCCACACCTGTGCGACCAGATTGTTATCCAAGGGTGTTAACATCAAGGTCGTCCAGAGTTGGATGGGTCACAAGGACATCAACATGACCCTTCGGTATGCAAAGCTCGTTCCGAGTGATCTTGCCGCAGCCCGTGACATCCTAGAAGCCTCCTAGATCTTATGAAAACAACAATGACTGAAGACCACCTGTTCGACGAAATTATTCGTCATCGCAAAAATCGTTGGGGTGAAAAGCTCTGCCGCCAGCTGACTTCTTGGATTTCCGGACGAGACGAACACGGATCAAAAGAGCGTGGGGAGATGATTGTTAACGTATCGGAAATCGTGTGTGCGTTTGCGTATTTTGGTGACTGTTGGGAGTGGGCCGCTGCTCATTTTGTTACCCTTGAAAACGCTCGAAAAACTCTTAAGGATAAGGCTACCACGTGGCTTGAACTGGATGAAGATAAACTTATTGATTACATAGAAGATTACTACTCAGGTATGTCAGACGTATGGTTAATCTATAGCTATGCCTTACATGATCCGTTTTTAGTTGGTGAGTTTCAATGTAAATACATCAAATGAAAAGTTTACTGATGACAACCGAGTTGTTCCGTCGGGCTAACATCAACACCATGTATCGTGCGTCCCTTTGTGTTGCCATTGTGACTAAACCTGGGATCACTAACACCAAGCTTGCGGCCATGCTTCAAACGACAAGGGAGTCCATACGAGTCGCGCTACGGGATTTCCTCAATGACAACCTCGTTTACGTCACAAAGATCCTTGAAAACGACACCAACAGAGCGAAGGAGACCAAGGTCTACCCGACACCTTACCTTAAAGATGTTATTGCCGGCATCGCCTACGAACTAAACCCACCAACAAAATGAAAACACCCAGAGTTGAACGAAAGTATCTTTCTCAGCGTGACCAAATAAAACTTACGCTTCTTGAAGATGAGGTCTTGATGTTAACGTCTCGCATTGCTAGGATTGCGGCGAAGCGCGAACGCTTGATGCGGGACCGCGACCGAATTCTTGATAAGGGACTAGAGTCGTAGGAGAGCTACGAACATGGTTTACTTGTTTCTCCATCATTGAACACCCTTATCAGCTTTATGGACCAGCACCACCTGAACCAAGAGATGTTAGATCTCGGGGTCCAACGCTACCGGCGTAACCGGAGTAACACCAAGGGCTCCCTGTCCCAAGCTGGTCGTCGCATCATGCGGGACGGTGTTGAGCCTGTGGTGGTGGGTCTAACGGAGTTGATACCGAGGATCACCTCAATTAAAAACAAGGCACAGTGGCAACGCTGTTTATGTGATGTTAATGATTTTCGCCCCATAGCATTGATCGCTGTTAAAGCGACCTTAGATGTCCTCGACGAGCCTCGTTCCTATGCAAGTGTGTGTTTTCGCTTGGGACGGGCCGTCGAGGACCAACTACTTTCGGATCATCTTATACGCAACCACGAGTTTGGCTCTCGATTGGTTAAGCGTATGCAAGACTTAGCAAGCAGGGGACCGGCAACCCAAAGCGCCTATCTTCACAAGACGGCTCGGAGTGAGGACATGGAGTGGACCGATTGGACTCGCCGGGACCGCGTATCGTGTGGCTCGATGTTACTAGAGGTGGTCCACGACCGCACCGGTTTAATTAAATTTACTGATAAGGCTCAACGCCAACGCCGCCACTATAAGCCGATGCGGATGGTTGAGATCTCGGATGTTACCAAAGAGTGGATCAACGACTACGATAACCATCGGGAGTTATTGTTACCGTTCTGGTTGCCGATGGTCGAAAGCCCAGAGCCGTGGCACAAGGTGTTTGGAGGTGGTTACGGCATCAACAAGGACCAAGGTCTACCAGTGCTTCCGTTCATCCGATGTTCTGACCGTAACGTCTTGCGGATGGCACCTGACATGCCCGAGGTCTACAACGCGGTCAACCTAATCCAAGAGACACCCTACGCCATTAACAACCGAGTCCTTGAGACACTTGAGTGGGCGTGGGATAACGATTTACAGATTGGTTTACCACCTCGGAACGACCTGGAGTTACCGGAGTGGCCCGGTGATCACATGTCGGTGGAGGAGACAAGGAACTGGCGGGACGACAAGCGGGAACGTGCAGCCTATAACACCTCGTTGGGTTCGCAGCGTATCCTGATCTCAAAGATCTTGATGTTATCCCGTAAGTTTCGGAACGAGCGTCTGTTTATGCCGTCATCGTGTGACTTTCGGGGTCGAGTCTACCAGGTGCCAAGCTACCTTAACTACCAAGGCCCTGATCACTGTCGAGGATTGTTACAATTCCACCGAGGGCATCCGATAAAGTCCGACGACGACCTAAGATGGTTAGGTATTCACGGCGCTAACTGTTTCGGCAACGACAAGTGTGACTTTGAAAGCCGCTTAAAGTGGGCCGATGGTTTCACACGGGATGCCATACGAATTGCAAACGATCCCAAGTCCAACCGGGAGTGGGCCGAAGCGGACGAGCCGTGGCAAGCGTTGGCGTGGTGCTTTGAGTGGGCGGAGTATCACACAAAACGGTCGAAAAATTTTAGGACGTTCCTTCCGTGTGCGATGGACGCAACTAACAGTGGCCTTCAGCTTCTTTCATTGTTGAGTCGGGACGAGGAGGGATGCTTTGCAACTAACGTGGCCCCAACCGAAACACCCATGGACATCTACCGGTTGGTGTCCGACCACACGTTGGGGAAGCTAAAGGAAGACGCCAAGAATGGCAGGGATTACGCACGCCTTTGGGCTGAGTTCGGGATTGACCGCAAGATGTCGAAGCGTCCGGTAATGTGTTACAGTTATGGCCTAACTCCTTACTCCAACAGGGATTACGTTGCTGACTGGTATGACACCACCAGAAGAGAGCGTGGAATTGACTGTGTGTTTGGACGGAGCCACATGTATCCCGCTATAAAATATCTAGGGGACATGCTTTGGGATAGCATCGAAACTTTGTTAACCAAACCTAAGCAAGTCATGGACTGGTTCCATGATGTCTCGCGGATTATGACCAAGCAGGATCTTCCGTTGACGTGGACAACACCAAGTGGATTCAGGGTCAGTCAAGACTACAGGAAGCAAGTCAGCCAAAAGGTAAAGACGTGGTTGAACGGTTCGCTGACCTCAGTGCGGTTCAAGGATGCTACGGATGACATCGACCCGCGAAAGCAAAGCAACGGAGTCGCACCTAACGTGGTCCACAGTCTTGATGCGGCTGGGTTGGTGTTAACTGTTAACGAAGCCCATCGCCGTGGTGTCTATGACTTTGCCATGATCCACGACAGCTTTGCCACCCACAGTAACAACTGCGAGACCCTTGCGTCATCGCTCCGGGACAGCTTCAGCGAGATGTTTAGCAAAGATATTCTTGCAGACCTTGCGTGTGCGTGGCAAAACGAGTCGTGCGAGGAACTACCAAGCCTTCCTGAATACGGAACCTTTGATGTTAACACCTTGCGCGAATCCAAATACTTTTTCAGTTAAACACTGAGGAAAAACAAAGAACAAAAAACCAACAAATATAAAAACAAAATGAAGCAACAACTGACAACGCCTATCGGCACTGCGATGTATCCGAAGCTCGTGACACCGGACACCAAGTTCAATGCTGATGGAGTGTATTCTTGTAAGCTGATCCTTTCTAAGGACGACTTCGAAAAACTTGAGGCCACGATCAACCCGTGGTTCGAAAAGGAATACGAGCGATTGGTAAAGGAGTCCGGTAAGAAGAAGCTTGATCGCAGCCAGAAGCTACCTTTGAAGCTAAACGACGACAACGAATACGAGGTTTTCGCAAAGCAAGTAGCACAGCGTGAGACCTCAAAGGGATCCATCCAATTCCAAGTCGCCCTGTTTGATTCGACTGGAAAAAAATTGAACAACCCGCCGAACATTGGAAGTGGATCCAAGATAAGGCTTGGGGTGGAGCCAGCAGCATGGTTCAGTCCCATGATGGGAGTGGGTTACACCCTTCGTCTCAAAGCAGCCCAAGTGATTGAGCTTAAGGAGTATGAAGGTGGTGCCGGTGGCTTCTCGTTTGACGCAACCGAAGGCGGCTTCGTGTCGGAAGACTTGGGTGACGCATTTGAAAACGACTCGAAAGATGCCTCGATTCCGTTCTAAATTTGAACAACGCTTGGCCCTTGCAATGAAAAGAGCAGGGGTCAAGTTTACATACGAGTCCCAACGGATCAAGTATGTTAAGAACCACCACTACACCCCGGACTTTGTTCTCTGTAATGGTGTTATTCTGGAGGCTAAAGGTCGCTTCATGTCGGCGGATCGGGCAAAGCATTTGTTAATCAAAGCGCAACACCCAGACCTAGACATACGCTTCGTCTTTATGCGTGCAAGTAACACCTTAAACAAAAGGAGTAAGACCACCTATGGTGACTGGTGTGACAAGCACGGCATCATGTGGTGCGAGAAGTCTATTCCTCGGTCGTGGTTCGACTAATGTAAAATAAGAAAAAACAAGATGTATATCGCGACCCATTTACCGTGCGATAAGTGCGGTTCTTCGGATGCGCTTTGTGTTAACGAGGACCAGTCTACCTTCTGCCATTCGTGCAGTGCGTATTCTCGTTCCGAGGCGACACCGGAGGCCGTCCCAAAAAACAATATGAAAATAACAAAACCTCTTCACGCAGATTCGGAGACGTTTCTTAGCGGAAGATACAGTGACATTCCAGCCCGTCACATCACACTCGATACGTGTAAACACATGCGTTATCGCATCGGCGACTACAATGGTCGAGCCTGTCACATCGCTGACTACTACAACGACGACCGAAAGCTACAAGGACAGAAGCTAAGGTTCGAAGGTAAACAATTCATGATCCTTGGTGACATCTCGGATCGCTTCTATGGTCAACACCTACACCCGATGGGGGGAATGAAGCTTGTTGTTACCGAGGGTGAGGTGGATGCGTTGAGTGTCAGTCAAATCCAGGATAACAAATACGCTACCGTCTCGTTACCTACGGGTGCCACCAGTGCCGCCAAGGTTTTCAAGCAGAACCTTAAGTGGCTTGATAAATGGGACGAGGTGATCCTAATGTTTGACGAAGATGAGGCCGGCCGCAAAGCAGTCGAGGATGTGGTAGGTATTCTTCCATCCGGCAAAGCCAAGGTAGCACGGTTACCCTTAAAGGATGCTAACGAATGCCTTGTCAACAAGCGGAGCCGTGATGTTATCCACGCTATCTTTCAAGCTAACGCATGGAGACCCGACGCTATTGTCTCTGGTAAGGACATCCACGAACGGTTAACAAACCCAAAGAATACTGAAAGCATTCCTTATCCGTTTGAAGGATTGAATGAGATGACCCGAGGTATTCGTAAGGGAGAGATTGTTACCTTTTGTGCGGGGTCCGGTATCGGTAAGTCACAGGTGTGTCGCATCATTGCTCACCACATCCTGACTACCACTGATCACAGCGTTGGTTACATAGCCTTGGAGGAATCCATTGAGCGGACTGCACTTGGTATCGTTGGTCTTGAGATGGGTAAGCTACTGCACCTTAATCCTGAGATTAACTACGCCGACACTAACTTCGATGAAGCTTACGTCAACACGGTGGGCTCGGGTCGCATGTGGCTTTACGATCACTGGGGTAGTCTTGATGCGGATCGTTTACTTGCACACGTCATGCACATGGCAAAGGCTATGGATGTCGAGTATGTTATTCTTGATCACATCTCTATTGTGGTGAGTGGCATGCAAGATGGAGATGAACGACGGATGATTGATAATGTTATGACCAAACTTCGTGCGCTTGTTGAGGAGTGCGGCATTGCTTTAATCCTGGTGTCACACCTTAAGCGTCCATCGGACGGGCGAGGTCACGAAGAGGGTAACAAAACTTCTCTTGCTCACCTTCGTGGTTCGGCTGCAATTGCACAGCTATCAGACCTTTGTATAGGCTTGGAGCGAAACCAGCAAGACCCTGAGCATAAGCATGTTACAACGGTTCGTGTTTTAAAGAACAGGTTTTCAGGTGACACTGGGGTAGCAACGAACCTTGCATTTAATACTGTCACCGGACGCATGAGTGAATATACTTTTGAAGACTTTAATGGCTAGGTATCCTTACTCCCTCTTCTTTTAGACGAAGTAAAACTAACTATGACAGCCGGGAACAGACCGGCACCCAACTTTACAATTAACAATAATGAAAAAACATAAGATACTATACTTCGACATCGAGACCAACGCGATTGACTTCTGGCCCACCTTGGAGGGCTTAAAGGATTTACATTGCATCTCGATCTTTGACCCGATGCAAGACAAGATGCACTCGTTTAGCTCTAACGCTAACAACCTGGATGCAGGGGTAGCCATGTTGAACGACGCGCATAACATATGTGGCCACAACGCGATCAACTTTGATGCACCGGCCCTCCGAAAGCTAGGCTATGAGATAACAGCACGGGTGGTAGACACCAAGGTCATGTCTCAAGTCATCCACCCCGATCTCTTTACGGAAGACTGTAGGCGTGGCGAAGAGTTTCCGAAGCAACTCCGAGGACGACACAGCTTGAAGGCATGGGGACATCGTCTCGGTAACCACAAGGATGACCACGGTGCCACCGAAGACTGGACTAAGTGGAGCCAGGAGATGCAAGACTACTGTGAGCAGGACGTGCGTGTGGTGGTTGATCTATTCCTTTACTTCATGGAAAGAAAACCGTCATCGGAAATGTTGTTTCTTGAGCATGACTTTGCAGAACTGATGACCCAGCAGGAGATGAACGGGTGGCCCTTTAATGTGGCTAAAGCTAACGAGCTTACCGAAGAACTGATGGCTCGCAGGGCTGAACTCCGTGACCAACTCCAAGACATGTTCCCGTCAACCACCGAGGAGATGAAGACACCCAAGGGGTGGACCGTTGAGGTGGATGGAAAGACTTACACCGCGCCAACCAAGGGTGGCTTAAAGCTGATCCTCAAAGAGAATAAGTTAAAGCAAGTGCTTGCGGACAAGGCGGTCAAGACTGGTAACAAAACCAAGACCATTCCTTTTAACCCTAACAGCAGGGACCAGATAGCAGAACGCTTGATGAAGATGGGATGGGAGCCAGAGGCATTCGAAGGTAAGCGCCCTAAGATTGATGAGGCAGTCCTCAAGCAGATTGATAAGCCTGAGGCTAAGTTGTTATTGGAGTATCTCCTTATCAGCAAACGCCTAGGACAGGTAGCAGAGGGACGCCAAGGGTGGTTAACATTAGTCAAGGACGGACGTATCCACGGTGAGGTCAATACAAACGGAGCAGTCAGTGGTCGATGCACACACAGTAAACCTAACGTCGCTCAAGTTCCCGCGTCGAGAGCAGTCTATGGTTCCCAGTGTCGCGAGCTGTTCACAGCACCGGAGGGAAAAGTGTTAGTAGGGGCTGATGCCAGCGGCTTAGAACTCAGATGTCTTGCCCATTACCTTCATCCCTACGATAACGGCGCGTATGCAACGACAATTATTGACGGAGACATTCACACAGCTAACCAACAGGCGGCTGGTTTACCGACGAGAGACCACGCCAAGACCTTCATCTACGCTTTCCTTTACGGAGCCGGTGACCAGAAGATTGGGTCTATTGTTGGCGGAAGTAGACGAGAAGGCAAACGATTGAAGGAAGAGTTCATGCGTCAGACTCCCGCGATCAAGAAGCTACAGCACTCTATTGAGCAAGCTCTCAAAGGTAAGCAGTGGCTAGGTGGCATTGACGGAAGACGACTCCCGGTGCGCTCGGCACACTCGGCACTGAATTTGTTATTGCAATCAAGCGGTGCTGTAATCATGAAGAAGGCGCTAATTGTATTTAACGAAAGTGCACCTCACCCTTACGAACTCCACGGTAACATCCACGATGAGGTCCAGTTCAGTTGCCTTGAGGAACACGCCGACGAACTTGGTCAACTCTTCTGTGACTCACTGGCCAAGGCGGGTAAGTTGCTAAAGTTCCGGTGCCCACTCGATGGTGAGTATAGCATTGGTAAAACCTGGAAGGACACACACTAAAAGATCTATGAAAAAAATATACATTGACGGAGACATGCTTCTTTATCGCGCAGCCTTTGCTGCTGAAAAGGAGATCCAATGGGATGACGACATCTTCACAGTTCACGCTGATTTCGCAGACTTAAAGGATGCGTTCATCATGGTTACTGACTGTATCTGTGAGACCCTTGATGCCTACGAAGACAACGGCGATGAGATTACCATGGTGTTTTCGGATCGCTATACGTTCCGCCACGAACTCAACTTACTTTATAAAGCACACCGACGTAACAAGCGGTCACCCCTCGGCATCAATGCGTTGCGTGAGTGGGCCTGTGATGAGTGGGAGTCTCTTCGGGTGGAACGCTTGGAGGCCGACGATGTCCTAGGTATCATTGGCAGCCGTGACCCCGATGGTTCAATTATTGTTAGTGGTGACAAGGACTTCGCGACGGTGCCTTGCACGTGGTATAACTTTCTTAAGGATGACCTACGAAAGATAACAAAAGAGGAAGCCGACTTCCAACACCTAGTCCAAACCCTAGCTGGGGACGCAACCGACGGATACTTTGGTGTGCCTCGGGTGGGCTTAAAGACAGCCGAAAAGATCCTTAACAAGGACGGAGCGGAGTGGCAGACTGTTGTTAACGCCTACGAGAAAGCAGGGATGACCGAGGAGGATGCCCTACTCAACGCTCGGATGGCTTTCATTCTTCGGGATGGATACTACAACACCGAAACAAAGGAGATAAAGTTATGGACCCCAACACAATAACAATCGAAGGCACCGCCGAGGAACGGAAACAGATCCCATTGTATCGTGGGTTGATGTGTTATTTTCCTCACGCCTTGGTGGAAGTAGCCAAACAAAGCTACAAGGGTAACATCCAGCACCACCCCGAAGATGAGATATGGTGGGACATGAGTAAGTCAACGGATGAGCTTGATGCCATGCTCCGACACATGCTTGAGGGGGAGTGGGCGGCTGTTGCTTGGAGGGCTTTGGCTCACCTTGAGCGTAGTTGTATTACAAATAAGGACCATACTAGGAAAGTCCAACATGAATGACCACATTCCTAACATCCCAGATGACCTTATAAAGTTCTTGGACGAACGCGTGCCAAGCAAAGATTTCTCCCCTAGCGATTCGCTTCGGGAGATTGATTTTTATATGGGGAAGCGTGAACTTGTTAACTTTCTAAAGACCCTTCACGAAGACCAGCTAGCGAACGAATTCCTTACCACCGAATAACCCATGTGCATGAGCCCAAAAATCCCCAAGCCCCCGGAGCCTCCCGCGTCTCCACCACCCCCAACAGCCGTCGCTGAAACAGTTGAACAGCCTGAACAAAAGACCAAAGCCCCTAAGAAAAGGAGTGGCGTCGCGTCCCTTGTGAACCGTAGGCCAAGCCTG